GGTAGTGTCCATCTAGAAAAGATGGCATTTGATATAGAAGAGTTATATGTTCAAATTAAATGTCCTCGGTGCAGAGGTGTGACAAAACACATATGGGTAGGAGATGATCCGGAAGACGTCTATTATGCTGGAGACATCACGCTCGACGAAAGATATTATAATTACAATACAAAATGATTAATAAGGAGAAAGCAACATGGTAACTTTTGAAATTATCGGAACGCTGAAATCTGTTAAGGACAGCGATAATTTTAAGGCGTTCGAGATCAAGGATTTTAACAGCGGCTGGCAAAATACCAGATATCGTTTCAATGTAGTCAGCGGTACTAACAGATTTATGTGCGAGATAGGAGGCGGCAAGTGGAAGGATGACAAGAAGAATAAGATTCTTACATACTCCAGAGCGTCTGAGGGTAAGAAGCCGGAGAAACTTGAAGTAGCATGGGCAGATAGAAGAAATCCTGACATTATCAATAATGTAGCTGGATTTAAGATTTATACTTGTAATCTGCTTACGCGTGACGAGCATAAGGCTCTTGAGGATGAAGGCAAAAAAGAGGAGTCGAACAAGAAGAATCACCAGTTCCTTGAGACTACCGAGTATGCCGAGCTTGTGCAGAAGGTTGTAAATAGTGGTAAATATGCTGACGCCAAGTTTAAGATTCTCGGAACAATGGAATTCCAGTATAGCGAAAGCAAGAACACATTCTATAGAACTCTGACTGTTAATAAAATGTATAAGGTAGATCCTGAAACTCCATGTAAGGCAGAAATGACTCTGAATGCTTTCTATACGGAAGATGCTATCGACGATGGCTCTTATGAAGAGAATAAGAAGTATTTTGTTAACTGCTATACGGACGCCTATTTCAGTTCTGTAAAGGAAAACAGATTTGTTCCTATTACTTTGGTTATCAACGGAAACGGTGATGAAAAGGCGGAAAAGAAAGCTAAAGCATTTAAGAAGAAGTTTACTACATTTGATGATGAGGCAGCTGTACGCAAAATTGGCCTTGTATGTCAAATGATTGACGGTGCTGAGGAACAGGCAATTACGTATGATGACCTTGATGAAGAGACTCGCGAGAATATAGACTGCGATCTGATTACTCTTGAGGATGCTATTAAGGCAGTTGGCGGCACTATGTTTGGTCAGAGAGTAACTGAGTATAGAGTTCAGTCCCTTTCTAGAACCAGCACAAAGGGTAGCGAACCAACGATTTATACCGAGGATGACTTGAAGAAGCTCCCTGTAGTAAGTGCCGAACAGAAAGATGAAGACGAAGACGTGGATTTGTTCGATGAAGACGAAGACGACGATATTTAAAGAGTACAAAATGATTAAAAGGAGATAATTATAATGGGTAAGTTTGGAAAAAGAGTAAGCGTAAGTACGAATATTAATGATTACATGGTTGGTGTTATGGCCCCTAGCGGTTTCGGAAAAACCACGCTCATGTATCAGGTATGCGAAAAGGAATTTGGTCCAGAAGGATATATTATTCTAGATATGGGAACGGAAGACGGTGTATCTGCCATTGAAGGCGTCATGGCCGAACCAGTTCCTACTTGGAAGAAGATGAGAGAAGTTGTGGATGATATCGTAAAGAATAAGGATTCAGATTATCCAGATCTTAAAGTTGTAGTTTTGGATACTCTTGACGCCGCCTTTGAAATTGCGGAAGAATTTACAATCGATGCATGGAACCGCGAAAATATTGGTAAGAAGGATTTTACCAAGTCTACCTCCATTAACAGTGTAGAAGGCGGTTTCGGCAAAGGCATGGATCGTGTTATTGATACGGTAAAGAAGGAAATTACGAAGCTTGAAAAGGTTGGAGTAAAGACTTATTGGACGTCTCACGTCAAGGAAAAGGATCAGTCTGACCTGTTTACCGGAGCGAACTACACTTCTTTGACCGCAAACATGCCTATGAAATACTTCAACAGCATCAAAAACTCTAGCCACGTCGTAGGTTTTGGATATTTTGATAGAAGTATTGAGAAGCAGGAAGTAGGAGATGCAAATCCTATGACTAAGAAGAAGAAGGAACGTAAGGCGGTCATTGATGAAACTAGAAAAATTAAGTTCAGAGATGATGCGCTGGTGGCCGATGCAAAGAGCAGATTTAAACACATAACAGACGAAATCAATCTCGATCCAGACGAATTTATTCAGGCAATCAAAGACGCAATTGAGGCAGAAAGAAAGAATGGATCTTCTGCACCAGAAAAGAAAACCGCCAAGAAATCTACTAAAAAGCCAGAGCCCGCTCCAGCGCCAGTAGAAGACACCGACGATGACGAGATTCTGGAGCAGCTTAAGGTAGCTTTTGATGATACTGACGCAGTAGAAGACGATGCTCCTTTCGATGAAGAGGAAGATGTAGATATCTTTGAGGAAGAGGAAGAAGTGGAGATTGAAGAGGACGCAGTAATTACCCTATCTGACACTCGTCTTGCTGCAATCCGCTCTGCATTCAAGTCAGCAGATGATGATACTAAGGCAGAAGTAAAGAAACATCTTGTTGATTACGGAAAGAAGCTTTCTGCAGAGATGAAGAATAGTGATGTAAAGGCTATTGAGACAATCCTTGGTTTAAATAAAGAAATCTAATAAAACACCAGGCGGTGGTGGATGGTCCACTGCCGCCTACTTTTAGCATCGGGAGGGAATGGATATGGCGAAAGCAAAATGCAAAATATGTGGTACTGTGCTTGACACAAAAACTGCATATAGAGTTGTCACAGTAAGCGCCAAGACTGGGAAAGAGATACAGAAGTATTATTGTTCTGTCTCTGAATTTGAAGCAGAAGAAGCGCGCAAGAAAAAGGCTGCTCAGGATAAAAACCGAGTGTATTATTTGATCTGTGATATGTTTGGATATGAAATCCAGAACACAAAGTTTTTCGCCGAGTGGGTGCTTTGGAATAAGCTAAAATCCAATGAAATTATATATAAGTACTTAAGGGAAAACGAATCTTCTTTGCAGCAAATATGCGATAGGCCATATGAAAATGAGTATCAAAGAATTATGTATTTTTCAGCAATTTTGAAGAATACTTTGAGAGACTTTAAGCCGAAGGCTGAGGTCGTTGAGAAGCAGAAGGTTGTAGTTGAAGAACAGTATGAAACTAAATATAAACCAAAAGCAAGAGCTGCTCTGCTAGATATTGAGGAGGACTGCGAATGAGCGACGTATATATCAGTGGAGTTACTGATAAAATTCCAAAGGAATTGCTTGAAGGGCGCATAAACATTGAGGCGAATGTCATCGGAAGTATGGTTAATGACATGCTACTGGTTGAGGACACGAATATAGACAGTTCCAAGTTTTTAACCAAAGACGCAAGATTAATTTATAGCATTCTTCAAACACTTCGTGAGAAAAAGTGCACGGTATTCGACGAAGTGTCTGTGTTGACTTATGTATCTGAAGACGTAAGAGATAAACTTGAGGCCAGCGGTGGTTTTAAGGCAATCAAGAACATGGCAGACTGTGTGAATAATCAAAACTATGAAAGCTACCTCGATAATCTCTTAAAATCAAATATGATTATTGACATGCATAAGTTTGGATTTAATCTGCTTGAACCTATTAAATACGAGGGGAAAACTATTAACCCTCTCAAACTCTTTGCGAAAATGTCAAGTGAACAAGTGACGGATTGGTATACATCAAAACTTGAAAGTTTCGGCACAGGATATTCAAGTCGAGTTCTTGAAGAAGAAGAATTGGATATTACAGATGAGTTCATTGAGTCACTGGAAAACGGAGAAGAAGCAGGTACTCCATTTGAATATTTTGATGATGATTATCTTGGTAATCCAGTAGAAGCACTAAAATACTTCTCAAAACAAGTCAATGGCATACCGGATGGAATGACTATTATCGGTGGATATTCCAACGTGGGTAAGACAACGCTAATTTTGAGCGTTCTTATGTCTATGATGCACGAAGGTCGTAAGTGTATGATCATTTCTAACGAGCAGAGATCTAAGGCATTTAAGATTGGTTTCCTGTTGTTAATATTGACCAAACATTTTAATTATTACAACTTGACTAAAACCAAGCTGATAAATGGAAATATTAGTGATGAGGACAGAGAATATATCACCAAGGCGCAAAAGTATTGGAGAGAAAGATACAAGGGCAATCTTTATTTTATAAGCATTCCTGATAGCGATGTTGGGTTGGCAATTAAAAAGATGCGTTTGTATATTCTCAATAGAGGCGTAAATACATGTGTATATGACACATTTAAGATAGACTTGTCAACCAATAATGATAACAGCTGGCTCTCTTTGATTCAAGATAGTCGTAGATTTGAGACATTGTCTCGTAAATATCCAGGAACTCAGGTTATTTGTACTTTGCAGCTGGCAATCAATACGCTTGGCAAATTGTTCCTCGACAGCTCTGTATTGTCAATGAGTAAGCAGATTAAAGAGGTATGTGATCTAATGATTCTGTGTCGCTCCATGTATCAAGAAGAGTTTGATCCTTCGAGCAAATTCTATTGCAATCCATTCAAAACGGTCTTAAATAAGAGTACAAACCAATGGGAGAATGTTGCATGGCAGCCGAAAGATGATATGGTGTATAGGGCGGTATTTATTGAAAAGAGCCGTTCGTCCGGAGCAGTGAGTTCAGATACCGGAATTGGGTATATTTTCTCGTTCCAGGGAGCGTGGGGACTTTGGTCGGATGCGGCCAAGGCGCGTTTCAAACACGGGTATATACAGTAATTGTAAATAACTTGTAAATTATCGTCTTGTTGTCTTGACAAATTAGAAAAACAGTACTATTATTATTACGATACAAAATGATTGGAGGTGTCAAAGATGTGTTTGAAGAAGTAAAAGCAAAGCTCCTGGAGCAACCAGAGTCCATTATACACATCCTTGATGCCTTTCATTTTAGCAAAATCAGAATTGGTATGAGGGAAATCAGGTGCGCTTTTGAGCACGGCATGAATCCAACTGCCGTGGTAATCCGGCTGCAAAACAACGAGAATTTGCTTGTGAAGGACTATGAGAGGAACTACTCTTTAGACCTCATAAACTACATCATAAAAAGTAAGAATATTCCTTTTAAAGATGTAATGAATGTTATCAAGAAGGAATTACATCTTGATTCCATATATAACTATAAACGTAAAAAGGGATTGTTTGGAGGTATATATAACAACATCGGTCGTTCTAACGGTGAAATTGCCGTAACTACTTATCCGGAAGAAATATTAAAACAATATGGAAGCACTCCAAACTGGCTTTGGCTTAAAGATGGAATTTCGTTAAGTACTCAGCGAAAATGGAGCATAGGATACGATGTTTTGAGCCAAAGAATTACTATGCCTATCAGAACATCCACCGGAGAAATTATGGCAATCAAAGGCAGACTAAATGGTGACCCGGAAGAATTTGAACCAAAGTACCTTTATATAATTAACGGCCCAATGTCGCAGACTCTTTTCGGCTATTCAGAAAATTATAGTTCATTATATGAAAGCGATGTTTTCGTGGCAGAGTCCGAGAAATCTGTACTAAAGTTGGATTCCTGGGGGTATAACAATGTTGTGGCACTTGGCAGCAATTCATTGAGTACAACACAAGCCAAGCTGTTGATGTCATTGAATCCAAAAAGTGTAACTTTTATGCTAGATAGGGATTTACCATTGGATAATACAAAGAGAAATGCAGATCTGCTCAGAACATTTTGCACGATGAGACAGCTGAAAATAAGATACTGGAACTGGGAAAATAATATTACGCTCAACGAGAAGTCAGCGCCGTGTGATGACACTAAGGAAGAGTTTGAGTATATATTGAGCAATGAAATAGAGCCAATAGAAAATTTAACAAAAGATGAGGATGAAATATGAAACAAGAAACGTATATGGTTAGTATAGCCTGCTCATGGATCGAGCCGGTGAAGGCTAATTCTATAGAAGAGGCGATCAAGAAAACCGAGCAAAAATATAAATACGGTAGAGGTAGATTTCCCAGGGAATACGTAGAGGTATCAGAAGAATATTGTGATTGGAAACAGATTGAGGACTAATTATAAATACGATCATTTTCAAAACAGAGGTAATAATCATGATTATAATTGAAACTAAGTTAAAGGTACTACCTACAAAATGCAACAAGTGCAAATATAGTTATCTCGCAGGTGGTTCGTATGATGCAGCAAGGGTATGTGGCGTTGTATTTAAGAATGGATTAAATCCCGTATGTCCAATGGAGTTTAACAAGGATAAAAATAATTGGGAGTATACAAAACCTAGTTGGTGTCCGTTAAGAGAAGAACGGTAATAGATTATGTAAGATAGGATAAACATAAATTTTAAGAGGTAGTTATGAAGGACGAATACGGAAGAACTGATAATAAGGCACAAGTTATTCGTAGTCTTGACAAACTTAGAATGGCTTATTTGTTGAATGACATTAAGAAAAATACAGATAAGTATCCTAATGACACTATGGAATGGGTTGAATGGCTAAACATGGATAGCGGAGATAGTATTGACAACCTATAAAAACAAACTTTTAAGAGGCTATATATGGGAAACAATAATAAACTTTGGTGTGAAGAATATAAAGATTA